GCAAAAACCGAAGTGCCAGCAGCAGCGCCGGTCCCGGAGGTCGTAGAAACTGCATCGGCTCGCCATACCGTCCCGTTAAAGGAGAATACGATGCGGCTACCGATACCCGGACCTGCATTGCTTAGACCAACCATGTTCAGGAAGTCGTCCGCGCTACCGTCCGCAACATCCGCTGCAAAAATAAAGGCAAGTACGGTGGTTGTTTTGTACACTACCGAATTAACCTCAAAGAACTCGCCCGCCGTGCCAAACTTTTGAGTTTGGCCGTTAGACATGGCAGCGTGCCAATCAACAATAATCACGTCGCCAGCAGTAGAGGTTGCAGCAGTGGGCAATGTCGCCGTACAAGCGTTCCCATCTGCGGGAGCAATATAATGAGTGTTTTTGACCATAACGGCAGCAAAGGCGTTTGCCATCTGCGTCTTAGCGCCCGTAGCGGCGATCATTCCGGTGGGGTTGGCAATAGCACCAGTAGAGGCAATATCAAGCGTAGTCGTGACCGCGCCCGTAGTGGAATTAATGTTGATTACTTCAAAGCCGTTCTCAGAACGAACGGGGCCATTAAATGTCGTGTTAGCCATGAGGCTTCCTCCTTACAAAGGTTTTATTCCCTAGCGTCGTGTAAGCGTCTGTTGGGACAGTCGCTAGGAATATGTAATCCCAAAAACTACCGGGAAGGGGTCTCCCCCCTCCCGGTATATTAGTCATCAGCCAGGAGAACCAAAGATACCCCGAGGATCAGACCAACCAAACGCATAGCGTTCGCGGGCTTTATACCTCACATTTCCGGTATCAAAGTCGCCTTCCATGGAAGTCCTAATCGCACTGCGATTAAAACCTTTAAGACCATTTGGAGCATCTGTCATAATGAACCAAGCATCCACGTCATTCAGGAAATGATTAACATCATAACCTTGCGGAAGCATACCCATGTTACGAACAGCATTGATGTCGTTATCTGCCGTTCCAACGCGAAGGGTTGATTCAAGCAAACGATCTGCGGTGAACTGAAGTTCTTTTGGAACAACTAGTTTAGTACCGCTAACCGCCACTTTCAGGCCACGCTCGTCAACAAAACTTGAAATATCAATGAGGGCCTGTTCAAGGCTTGTCTCATTAAGATCCGAAGCAACTGCGAGTTCGTTGCGGAAAGTGTTGCCACTTACTAGAGGATGAACGATTGAGCAAAGCTCAATACCATCGCCACCTGTGTAAGCGCTGTCAAAAGCGTTGTTTAGAACCGCTGCCGCTTTGACCTGCTTGGTTTGGCTCATGCTTCGAGCCAAGGCCTTCGTATACCTAGAAGCTAGACGATCATAAAGATTGTCTTCTACGGCTTCTTCAGTGATGGAGAACGCAAGTGCGATAGTCTCCATGGTATATCGGGCCGTGTAGGCTTCCTGCGCGTCGTCGTAAGACACGGCAGTACCTTCACTTTTAGTGGGAGCGGAACCAAAACCAGACAACATGACCTCTTCTTCAAAGGCACGATCTGAGCTTTCCATAGAAAAGATCTGCTCATGCTCCCTGTCGTAGCGGTCATATTCAAGGCCAAACAGGGCGTTCAGTCCAGGTTCCAACTCTTTGACAAGTTGTGATCTACTAATAGCCATTATTCAACCCTCCTAAACGCCGGTTACTGCAACAGTACCAGCAGCAATGGACCCAGTTGGGGCATTGAAACTGTTGTTGAGTCGTACTACAGCACCGATACCAGCCGCCGCAAAATCTTCGTTTGCGGAGTCTTGTACCCAACCCATGATCCGCAACTGTAGAGATGCGGTGGTATTGATTGTACTGATAGCCAAACGGCCTAGAGATAGACCACTTGAATCAGTGCCTGTAACACCTGTTGAAAGGTTAACATTTGCAAAAACTGCCGCACGAGCGGTGGCTTTACTAGTCCACGAAGCGTCGGTTGCAATTACATACAATTGGTTTGGATCATCTTCAACAAACGCCTCAATCGGGTGATTGCTGTCTGCTCCAGAACCGGGCCAGTAATTACTCCAGGTAGGTTTCCCAGTGCCACTAGCGACGTATTTACAACCCATGAAAACACCCAGAAGGCTTACCGTGCCACCAGCCGCATTCGCAGTCACACCAATAAAACCAGTGGAAAGCGGAATGACAGGTTGGCCGTGATAAATCTTGTCAGTGTTGCCATTAGCAATTTCATACATCGAGTAGCTGGAAAGCCCAGTGGAGTTAGTGGCCGAGCCCAATTTACTAAGTGGGCGAAGGCCAAAACTTCCATTTGAGTTTGCCATATTATTTGCTCCTTAAAGCAAAAAGGTTTAAAAATAGTAAGCCTAAGATTTCTTAGGACCACCAAACGTTACGCGCGATTGTCGTTCAGGCTTCTGAATCGCCATCGAATGATGCTGCGTCTCTTTTAAAAGATCGTTGTCCACGGCCTGCATTGCGTCAGTAGTTCTAGTTTTGAAATAAGCAGAACGTTCTTCAATGATCTCTACTGGAATACGGGCCAGTAAAAGTCCTCCTACACCGAAAACGCCTTCATATTTGCCAGATTCAATCGTTGGAGCTTCAAAGTCGGGGTACTCTTCTCTTCGGACCAATTCCCACCCTTCTCTCATACGGGCGGAAATGTTTTTACGGTCGTCAAAGCCCCTAACTTCTGCTCTTATCCAACGATGAGAAAAGCCTTCGGGTGCATCAGGAGCGTCCAATAAAGACGGAGGTTTCCAAGGGGCGCGTCGCGGCTTTGCAGCACGGACCTTAGAAGCGCGGGGAGTGCGATCAATGTTTTCCTGTTGGTCAGTCATATTTTCGTTCTCCATCACGAAGTCTTGTGTTTTGCGTAATCGGCAAGTGGAACACCTAGTTTTTTAGCAATAGCTACTTCGCTAGGTGAGAGCCTTACTACTTTGCGCCCAGAATTGCTGGAGCGAACGGCAGAGGCTACGGCCTGCTGTGGCCTACGACCCTCTGTTATAGTTACTGTTTCCCCGTTGGAACTACCATTAAACTTATGGGGGAACGCTTCACGT